TAATCCTTCTAACATTTCTTCTCCTTCTCAGGCTCATGCCTGCATCCTTCTTAAATCAATAGGGCCTTTTTTCTCTTCAAATATCTCACCGGTTTCCGGATCCACGCTTCTTCCTGCAGTCACATCCTCGTATGCAGCCGGTGGGATCTCCTGTACCGGAGCAACCTGGGGAAGTCTGCTTCCCGGTTCGGACATATCAACACGCCCTGTTCGGACATCCTGTCCAACCAGGAACACGGTTTTTGCCTTTTTAAATCCGGCCAGTTTCGGTTTAACATTGTAGTCTATGTTAAGAGTTCCCTGGCCTACCGGTTTAAACTTGATATTGACCGTTATCTCTCTGGCTGCATCCGGATCCATGTTGGGATTCATGATATTTTTCCCTACCTGCTGCAGGGCAATCTTGAATTTTTCTGCCAGGTCTCCATTTCCAATGCTGTCAAATGTTATCGCCATGCCTTGATCACCTCCTTTCATTTCACCTATTTAGCTGAAGAAATCATCCGCTGCATCCGTCTGCACCTGTGGTGTTGAAGAAACAGGCTGCTGTGCATCCGTTGTTTGGTCAATAACCGGCTGTGTCTGCGGATCAATCACATCTCCTGCAGCATATTCCGGTTCTGCCGTTCCCATTTCTTCTGCTACATACATGCCTGCAAACGACTGTGGAAAGGCTTCCCTTAATGCCTGCACTGCTGCAACTTTCCGGATCATGGTTGCAGGCTTCTTGGACCACTGCGAATTAAGGCTTCCGTCTTTCTTCTTACCTGCATACTCATCAAAAGAAACCTCCATGCGGAAACTGTGACTTCTGTCTTTGCGGAATACTTCTGCATAGCCTCCCACTAATATTTCACCAGAAAGCTTCAACGTTCCCTGTCTGTAACTGATCTCTCCGGTTTCTTCGTTCTGGATAATGATACCCGCTTCCATACCGTCATAACTTGCATGTGCTTCTGCCCTCTTGAAATATGCGTCCTTTCCAACTACCAGAGTTGCCGGTTCATTTCCGTACTTAATGCAGTACGCTTCACGAAGCCATGGATTAAGACCGGTAAAGCGGCACAGGTTGATAAACATCGCAACTTCCTGATCAGATACCCTGTCCTTATCCCCGCTGATCAGATAATTCTTTACTGTTCCAGGTGTAAGTGTTACCTGCATACCGTTTGCCATGTACTTTGTAGTTTCTACCTTCTGTACCGGCTTATTTACTAATTTGTTTGCTACTGCCATTTCTATGTCCTCCTCTTACTGTTTCGGTACCGGCTCAAACCGGATGCCGTTCTCTTTTAAGAATCCTTTTAACTTCATCAGCTGCTCCCTGGTGGCATAGACCCGGAAATCGATCACATTGACCGGCTCTTCCACGGTCTCCATCTTCGGGTCTTCTGTCTTA